CTCGCCTAGACCCGGCAGGGATGGGTTACGGGATAAATATAGAAACAACATATTTCAAACTGTTGTTAAGTCTTCTGTTTCTTAGAAGAATTTCCAGAATTTGGATTCTGTATTTTGAGGACAGTTTTCTTCGTATTATTCGGTTGTCCTTGTTGGGGTTTTGTTTGTGTGACATTGGGCCCTTGAAATTTGGTAGCGAACATCTTTTCATATTCAGCCAATTTCTTCTCAAGTTCTTCTAAACGTTTCACTTCAGCACTTTGCTTGCCGCCTGAGCCAAAAACCTTTTGTCCGACATTAACAGCTCCTTTGACAATGCCCATTCCAGGAACTCCAAAATCACCGAGTAGATCTGCTACTTCTTTAATCCAATCTCCTTCAGCATTGTTCTTAACAACCACCGCACAAGGTAAATTGTGGGCGGTTCTAGAATACGCTTCAAGAGCAACAGGGTCATAAGAAGGTGAAGGCTGAGCCATCACGACCAAATCAGGTTTGGTTTGGTCAACAAATCTTTCGATAATCCAGATCGCAGTGACCTGTAAAGAAGTCCCATTAGGTAGGCCTGTATGATAAGCTCCAGTCACAAAAAATGGTGAAGGAGCCAAGGCTGCTGCTGGTGACAGATAAGGAATTGTAGAAGTCGCCGTGAAATTAACTGGGAAAGTTACCCAATCACTATCAACGGCACAGTCAGAATCGTGCAAATAAGCCAAACCCCTTGGATCATCCTCAGGGTCGTTTACTTGTGAATTCATGACCGAGACAGCCATCACTCCATCCTTTGCTTCCCATTGGCGCGCTCCAGGGAGAATCAAGCATTCAGCTTGAGTCTCTGGAACAACTGCCAACGGATAAGCTGGGAATTTTCGTTCAGGCCGTCCAATTCCGGCTGCGGCAGTAATACCTGCTATTTCGTCAGGTTTAGTGCCTCGAGTAGTAGCATCACGATAACACGTCACACCCCCACCTTGCTGGATGAGGGGAGTGGTATTGTGTACTTCAAACGCTTTTGAAAGAACACGAGTGGGTCCTCCTTCAAAGAAAGTTGAATCCAGCGCTATGTTTTGGATTGTAGTCTGAGTTGTCAACGGCGTATTTGACGTCGCTGCTCTAATCACAATTCCTCCACGGGGATAGGTACTACCCACCCCAGCATAGACCCAATCTTTCTTAACCAAACCTCCAGGAGTTCCATCTACGTTGTTGAGTTGTTGTTGGACTTTAATCGGCTGATCAATATTATCATTAAAGATATGCACATCTTGCAACCCTCCCGAGTTGTTAGTATATGTAAAACTTTTCTTGATAACTTGAACAACAGAATTCCCAATAATTAAATCAGGAAAGCCCACCGCTCTACGCTTTTCATCGCAGAACGGATCCAAACAATTCTCCATCCATAAACGGCCTTCCTCAGACATGCCGATTTTGTCAGATAACATCTTCATTTTCTTCTCCGCTTTTGTAACGGTCGCAGGGAGACTCTCCATTTTCATCAAGTCTCTAAAGTTCATCCCGTTTGAAAACACCAATTAACTAGCATCAAAGTTACTATTTATGACTTCTACAGAGTATTATTGGATATGTCCACTTCCAATACTCCTGAAGGGTTGATGGCCCATGAGGACTAACAAAGTCAAATTTTTCACCGAATTACGCCAGAAAAAAGATGTTTTCAAGTGGTTTCTCTTAGGGATACCGGCACCACACGGTTTTGATCAAAGATCAGATATCCCCTTCTTCAGAAGTCTAAAGGTAGTCAGTGAGTAACGATCAAGTACCGAATGGTAATAAACTAAAGGTAGTTTCTTGACCTGCATAATCACTCTCTGGAAATCCATCAATTCGGAATATGCAATTCCATACCGATGGTGAAACGCCGAAAACACTCTCGCCCCCAATTCGAATTTGGTATCACGAATGCATCGTTCATATCTGGTGAACAAACGAACATCAGTCGCTGTACCTAGCCTTTTCATTCTATCAAGAACCGGGCCAAGAATTGGGTAACTCAAAGGAATCTCTCCAAATGAGCTGGCTAAAGCATATGCGCATATCCTCAAAGCTTCATTTACATCTTCACTCTTAGCAATCTCCTGAGGATGCCTCAAGGTCTTACCAATTTTGAAAATCATACTAGGCAAAGGCAACCAATACAACTTATTATCTAAGCCATATTGCCACCATCCTTTAAGAAAGGTACCATGGGTATAATCCTCATGTGATTTGTATTTGGAGTTGAATCCAAGATCAGAAAAACATTCCTCTGCTCCTTTTTCCGGAGAACAATTCGCTAGTAAGAAATAACAACCTCCAATATTATTAAAAGTATTAATATTAGTAGTGTCATTACAACCAGTTTGTTGTGTCGGGTCAGTATGAACAGTAAGTCGCAGTGTTTCTGTTTTACCGACAGGAGTTACAATCTTGTAAGGCATTTTCTGCATGGATATCTGTTGTTCAACTAAGTCTTCGGGTACACCAAAATGACGCCAAATCCTAGGCCAAAGTGTTAAACAAGCCTCTCTTTGAGTAAACTCATACGCTTTATAATCATTCTCTCCAACCAAACCAAAAACCGATTGTAAAGGTCCCCACAAAACAAGCAAATCATCACCGGCCATAATAAAATGAACAGCATGAGGGCGTTGTGTAGCTTCCTGCATCCAATTTGAAAGATCATCAGCGGTCATACCACTCGCAAACGTAAAGGTTGCTTGAAAGTGAGTCTGCCAATGAAAGTTCCAAACATTATATTCCACATCCAAATTAAAAAGTGAATGCAAAACATCAGCCATCGCTCTGGAATAAGGAGCTTGATCGGCTAAATATTTGGGGGACAATTGGGTAATAGGTCTAGGTTTAAGTTCAGGAGTTTGATCAACACGTGTGACGAGAGTCTCATCATGTTTGACCGAAATCGCTTTAGTTACTAGGACAAGGTTTCCTTTCGCTTTCGCTCGCTCAGATGCTAATTTCAGACGCTCAAGACGCTTACCTGCAATCTTCACAATCTGATCAAGAGTCATAGGAGACAACTCATGAGAAGCAATATGATACAACAAACAATCCCCTATCCACCACCACAGTGGAGTTATCCGCTTCTGAAAAGCATCTAATTCCTCCGCGGTTTTGAAGGTGTAAGGGTTTTGTAAGGTTCTCAACATCACTGCATTAAACAAATTGATAGGAGTACGGGCAGGTCGATTAAATACGTAGATCGGACTAAAGAGCAAAAATTGCGATTGGCGGATGGGGTTGAAAGTTTCATTCCCTAGATGTTTAGGTCTAGAGATTTCCGCTAACATCTTAGCCACCATAGGCAAATTGTCAAAAGTTTGACCTCCTAGCGTAATCTTAACACGAGCTGAGGGAATCAAGGCATAATCGTCCATTGGAGGACTATTACGAGCTGGGACTTCAATAAGAGAAGGTGTATAATACAAATTGTCAGGCATTGGAATGTAAATTTGAGCTTGGCTATTCTTAAATAGTTCACGCCATTCTAATTCAGAAAGCGTTCCAAAGAGATTCATTTGACGGTCAGCAAATAAATTTACGGTACCATGAATAAGTAACCTAAGAGGGAGAGGAACTCCGACCAAAGTAGCTAAATTCATAGCTCCATGAAAAATTAAAGCGACCCAAGCATCTCTTGGACTATCTACAAATTTAGCACCAATTTCACAAATATTCGTGCAAATGGCGCCAACCAATGAAATTTCACGTAACCCTTCCTCCAAAATAGGAGCTAAGGTTGTTCCATAATACCACATACGATTTTGATTAATTTCACCCATCTTTTTGAAATCACGACCAGCTGATAGAACCCTAGGGTCCTGTTCCACTTTCTTTCTCCAAGTGTCAAGATCAGGGACTTCCAAAAATTGCAGCAACCAAGAATACAACTTTCTACCAAATATCATAATATAATATTTGATAAATCGCAGCACCTTATGTAAACAAGCAATCACTATAGTCGTCCAACCAGGATCACGCATTTGAGATGAACGTCGTCGATAAAGCATTATAGCTAATTTCGCAACAGATAAAAATACGGCAAAAAATCCCAAAACTCGATAAGAAGACGCCCTAGGTTTCCCTAATCGCGCTTGCTCCAGTCTAGTTTCTGACACAGCATGTAACTTCAACAAAGATGAAGTTTGTTCACTCGACTCAGTGCGTTTATGGACAATGATAGCTAACACCGTATCTTCTAAGATCCTTCTGTAAAAACGGGGAGATCGACGCTTCATTTGTTGCATCAATGGGGCTTCTTTAAAAGCTAACTCAACCACGTTATTTGTCTGGTCCCATAAGGTTCCTGACAACGTCCGGATTCTAAAAGAATGATTTCGACTAGAAAAAGTGGGTATATGAACCAACAAACTCTTCTTAGTTTTCAACCATGATGGTAAACTAACATAATCGGATAAACAATCAGGTACATCACAGACGATAGGACCTATTGAGTATGGGATTTGCGTTTCCAAAAATTCTACCTCGTTTTCCTCCTCATGAATCACTGAAAGCTCAATGGCATTACGCGCAGTCTTGCTAATCAGGAAAATAGTATAAGGACCATGCTGGGTAACTTCGGCAATATCCAAACCTTCGAAAGATCGATACTTCGCAATCCAACCATTATCTTCGTGCAACGGGTAGCACGTAGAACCTGGATCTGGTGAAAACGAGATCAATCCCTCCTGTCGGGTCCAGAAACCTTCATCATAGAAGGCGCTGTCAGTACCTGCTTGTCCTTTAAAGACTCTCATAATCACGTAGGTTCTACCAGAAGTAGTAGCATCACATAAAGCCATGAATAACTCAGGTTCCAACGCAGAAAAGCCGTTTTGATACACATCCTGAACTAGAGCAAAATCACCTGGTACAACCAAGGCTCCTCGCTTAAATCGGGCAGCATCTCCAGCAATTGTGTTGGGACACCAATTAATCCATTCCAAAGACAAAGGGTCTTTTAAAACGCAATGCTCCATTCTATTCGAACCATACATATCCAAAACCCGGAGACTTTGCTTTTCTTTACCTTCTTTGATAAGAATGTGATGAATAGCTCTTTCTCTATACATAGACGAAATCGCATGAGGATTAATCGCTATCTTAGGATTCTGAAAGATTTTGGGATCTTTAACTATTGATGATCTTTCCAATTCAGCAATCATCTTAGCAGTCGGGTTAACATGAATTTGCTTGTGCTTGAAATAATCTTCTATAGTATGGAAAACTTCCTTCTTCCCACTAGAATTCGCAGATTGATTCTGAGTGGGCGGACCTCCTTGCGGAGGTTTTTGGGGTCCATTTGGGGGGACCGGACTATTTGGTGGGCCAGTAGGCGGACCATTCGACGGAGGTCGATTCACTGGATTACCAGCAGCGGCATTAGTCTTTGCAGCTTGTTGTTGGGATTGTTTAGGTCCCTGCCCGTCAGCGGTGGGCGTTCCGTTCAAGGCTTCCTTCGTGGAGCTTCCCTTCTTCTTCCTATTCCTCTTCTTCTTAGGTTTCTGAACTTCAGCAGAAGACGGTACTGCCTCTTTCTTTTCAGTAGAGGGTTCCGCGTGAACAGGCTTCAACTTAGCCGGGTCTTCAGCAGGACGACCTTCTTCAACTTTAGATAAAGGAGTAGGTGTTTGCTTAACGACGTTAGCATAGGTCGGAGCAGTAGTAGTAGTAGTAGTAGTGGGGACAGACATCAAC